AATTCTTAAATTTGTGGTTGTCAATGAATATTTACAATAAATGAATCATTTTAAAATTAAACGCAGATTGTAAAGCTTCATCGGTCTAAACTCGGTGGCATATAAATTGGACGCATTGAATGAAATATTGGTGTCTGATATGACACTGGTTGCGCCGTTTGAATTTGCGATTGTTGTTGTGGATTTATTATTTGCGCTTTGAAATGTTTTCTGCAGTTTGAACAACGTCTAAATGATCCATCTGTCAACAAAGCGAGTGATTCTGTGTTCCGACAATATATGCAAGTTTTTGAATAAGATGAAAGAACCTGTGAGGGTTTTATTGTTGAATTAAAATCAAATGCATTATTTACCGGGGTTTGGGGGAAACTCATTTATTATTTAATTCTATATATATTTTATTTTTTATTATTCAACGTTTTCATGCGTGAAGGCGCTTCTTACTGCATTTACTATATTATCAAAAACTTTTTTGTCAAAATCTAAGATTTTTTCAATTAACTTTTTGTCTAAATTTTTTATTTTGTCAATAATTTTTTTTGAAGCGTAATTGGTAACAAAATTAGTGTTATCAGTTTTTTCTACAATATTACTAATTTTTTTCATGTTAAATTTATTTTTATTGGGTGATGTTTCAATTGAAGAATGTTGTGAGTTAGCTTCCAATTCTTCCTCCAATTCTTCCTCCAATTCTTCCTCAGATTCTTCTTCAGATTCTTCTTCAGATTTACTCGTAACGGGTTTACGTCCAGTGTCATTGCTTGTTTTTATCTTAATATCATTATTAGTTTCAGAATTAAACTGCGCATTAGATTGATTGTTTAATTTTTCCGTCAATGATATATAGTTATTATAACTTTGAGCTATTTCTAAAACTTTTAAGTTATACATTCTTTTTTGTAATTCAGCGTTTTTCTGTTTATAGTTTGAGGGATTTAATTTAAACATACTTTACTATATATGTATATTAAATTTGCGCTTTGATGAACTATTAGGGGGGTAATTTAAAATATATTTAAAAAAATAACTTAAAGAAAAGCCGCCCTATTATAGTGTGAAGGGCGCCAAGTGGTATCATACAGCAATCAAACGCATTTTAAGCAAAACCCGATACCAGCATCCAAAATCATGAAGCACCCATTTGTTTCATGAGTTTCCCAGCCCTTCACCCAAACAAAAATAATCAAAATAATATATTTTGAAAAAGGGTTTAAAGAGAACCCAAGCATTTATAATGCGTGTCCGATATCGTCTAGTTGGTTAGGATAGAGGGTTTTCATCCCTTTGACCAGGGTTCGAGTCCCTGTATCGGAACATCACAGCTCTTGTAGCTCAGTTGGTTAGAGCATCAGTCTTATGAGCTGAGGGTCTGCGGTTCAACTCCGCACTAGAGCATAGCAACTTTTAAGCCCCCCGCTTCGCTTAAAAGTTGCGCAAAAACCACTTTAGGAAAGTGGAGCAAAATCCACAACCTTTTTGGCTCAACCTTTTGAAAAGGTAGATGTTTTCCTCCAGCAACTCAACTATTCAAAATTATGTCTTTGAAGACTCCGGAAAACAGCAAAAAAATTGTTTTGATCAACTTTTCTCAAAAGTTGAAAAGCAGCTATGGCCGAGTGGTTTAAGGCGACGGACTTAAGACCCGTTATCTATGATGCGTGGGTTCGAACCCCACTGGCTGCAAAAATTAAAAATTAAAAAATAAACAAAAAATATGGATTCCTGTAAACGGCTGTAAAAAGGAATCATGACAGCAACTCACTTTTAGTAATAATAGCGACTGCTATTATGCCTTTATCTTTAAACAAGAAAAGGCTTAAATTTGTTCCAAACAGCAACTCAATGCATATAGTAATGAAAAGGAACAAGCAATTAACCTTTAAGCAACGCGTTTGGGCTTAAAGGTTTGTGTAAATATGGGCTCTCATAGTGTAGTGGTTAGCACCACAGACTTTGAATCTGTTATCCTGGGTTCGAGTCCCGGTGAGAGCTAGCCTTAGGCTAAAACGACACATTTTCCGAGTGTTTTTCTAAAATATTTATACCCGGTTAGCTCAGTTGGCAGAGCGCTAGCCTTTTAAGCTAGTGGCCGAGGGTTCGAGCCCCTCATCGGGTGTTGCAACTTTTAGAAAAAATTGCGCAAAAGAAAAATGTTGCAACTTTTAGAAAAAGTTGCGCAAAAGAAAAATGTTTCCACTTTTAAGCGAAGCGGAGGGCTTAAAAGTGGATTTTCAATGGCTCTATAGTGTAGTGGTTATCACGTATCCTTTACACGGATAAGATGCGGGTTCAATTCCCGCTAGGGCTACTTTTAACCTTTGAGCGACAGTCGCTTTGCTTAAAGGTTGAACCAAACTTTCCTCAAATGGTTTTTGCTCCACTTTTCCCAAAAGTGGACGTCTTCATCACAGCAATCCCCAACCAAACTTTATTTTAAAAGACCAAATTGAAGACCGCATCCCATTGCTTCTGTAGCTCAGTAGGTAGAGCAAACGGCTGTTAACCGTTAGGTCGCAGGTTCGAGCCCTGTCAGGAGCGAATCAATTTTTAAGCTCAGAGTCGTTTCGCTTAAAAATTGAACCAAACAAGAAAATATATATAAATTTTTTATATATATTTAACAATTCAAAAACTAATTTTGCTCCACTTTTAAGCGAAGCGGAGGGCTTAAAAGTGAATTTACTTCTTTTGAAATTTCTGCACGCACTCCCAGATCTTGGAAGACTCCTCTATGCTAAAAACGCCGCGGCGTTGAGCCAACGATAAAAAACTGACAAGAACGTTCAATGCAACATTCTCATCAGTGACAACAACATCAACAAGTTTGACCTCAGGCTTCTTTTCCTCATTAAAAACAGGCGCAGGTGATCCTTCAACAAAATCCATTATAAATAATAATGTAACAATAATTTTAAACCATTTTCATTAAAAAATATTAAAACAAAAATGTATAAAATCCGGTGTTCCAAAAAAAATTGAAATTCTTTCCCAAAAAATTTATATCTTCAAACCTCAGCAAAAGAATGTCGGCACAACCTGAATCAACCATTATGTCCAGAGAGAAAATTATTGAGAGCGCAAGTGTGGATTTTCACAATGCGTCAATGCCTCGGCTTATACCTGTTCTACAAGACCCTCCTGTGGAGGAAAAGGAGCTCCCTCCTGTTCCTCTAGAATACAACTTCAACTTGTTCCCTGAGAACCCAGGATATACATTCGGCATCTTCAAGCTGAAAATTGCAGACACTCCAATGCTAACCCAAACCCAAGTGTTGGACAGCAACAGTGACATCTCAGGGTCCATGAGCGACGTCTGCAAGGACGGAAAGAGCAAGATGCAGCACGCAAAGCACACGCTAAAAAACATTGTCACCGCTCTAGCCAAGAGCGAGGGCGCATCTGTCGCAATGGCCACCTACGGCTTTGACGACAAGGTGGAGGAAATTTTCCAAGACACCAAAATCACCCCAGAAAACGCGGCAGACCTGCGAAACAAGCTGGACCAGTTGGAGCCTCGCAATGGCACTGATATTTACCAGCCATTGGAGTTGCAAGCCAAGCGCGCCGCAGCACGCCAAGCAGTGAACCCAACCCTTCGCCAGACCAACATTACGATGACGGATGGTCAAGCAAATCAGGGAAAAACGAGCTATTCCGAGATGGCAACACAAGTTGCACCCAACTGCACCAACATCTTCATTGGTTTCGGTGGCGACCACAACGCTGTAGGCCTACAACAGCTCGCCGATGCCCAACCAAATGGCTCCTACTTCTATGTAGCAGAGATTGAAAAGGCCGGCCTTGTTTTCGGCGAGGTCATCCACCAGATGCTTTACACTGCGCTAACCAATATCACGATTTCAGCTGAGAACGCCGAAATTTACGACTACAAAACGAACACTTGGTCAACGAGCATCCAAGTCCCGTCCATTGTGAGCGAGGCAACGAAGACCTATCATTTGCGTTCAACCACGCCTAAAACGACCTATGTCCACGTTTCTGCGCAAAGTGCGATTCATGGAGACCAAGAGCCAGCACTTCTAGATCTTGACGACACGATTATTCACAATAATCCTGAGGAGCAAATTGACTTGAGCATATATATGTTGCGCCAACGCACGCAAGAGCTCACGTTCAAGGCACATCAGCACTCGCTCAAGCTTGTCAACGAGCCAAAAGTATCCTACGCTCCTGAGACGCGCGACGCTTACTACGAGACACAAAAGTCCATTCGTAAAGAACTCACCGACTATCTGAAGTTTATGAAGCAGTTTGCCAAGGAGCAGAACCTAGAGGAAGACGAACTACTCGCAACTCTGATTGACGACATTGTCATCATTCTCCAGACGTTTGGTGGTCACAAGGCCGTCATGTATTCTAGCGTCCGAACTAGTTCGCAAGGCAGACAGACCTCCAACAACGTGGGTTATGTCGCGCCGGAAGACATGGTTGGTGGAGCACCTTACTTGCAAAGACACAACGGATTGCGCCGCCAAAACGCGTGGTGTCAAGAAGACGAGGATGCATTTGACGCAACGCTGTTGTCACCCCCCCCTCTGTCAAGAGCGCTGACTCGTACACACACCACTCCAAGGCAGATGACATTGATGCGCGAGTGCAGCCAAGGCAGCGCAGTAGCCGAACTGGAGGAACAGCCGCCTAAAGTAATTCCGTTCCCTGCCATTGGAGAAGATACAGAGGCCGGTTCAGGCGTTTAAAAAATAAAAAATAAAAAATAAAGAAAAACAAAAATCCTAGTCGTACTATTTATTTGTAATGTAAACTAAAAATAAATAAAAAACTTTTTTACTCCAATAAGTTATAATTTTTAAAAGTAAATTTTTGTTTTCTTTCCATCCTTTCCATAATTTGTAGATTCCCAAAATAAATATTCAATTTTGTCACTGGTTTTACCAATCGCGGCAAAAATCTGTCCGGTTATTAATTTATTAGTTTTTTTATTAAAGCGTTTATCGTAAATTTGGGTTTTAAATATATTAAATTGTTCTTTTGTTAAAGCGTGTTCTACTTCGGCAGTTATACCATCATACGTATAGCTAAATGTTATTAAATTATCTGAAAATTTTATAAATGTAGCTTTTTCATAGTAGTACTTTTTGACGACCGGTGAGGTTTTGGCTGCTTTAGTCATTTTAGTATTTGGCACAATCTTTTTAAGGAATCTAACCAACGCAGCAATAATCATTTTTATATATTATGTAAATATAAATATTTTTAAAAATATTTATATTTAAGTATTATATATGCAAAAAGGAACAGTAACGTGGTTTCGTGAGGACAGAGGTTATGGATTTATAAGATATATTAATACGGATGAAGCGATAGCCTATATATATTTTAATAGATCTGGTATATCTAATGGTGTCACAGTTACGAAAGAAGATGAAGTAAGTTTTAAAATAGAAGAAGTTGTTCAAAGAACTCCACAAGGTGGAGATCGCGGCTACCGCGCGGCCCGCCGCGAAACGGCCCGCCGTAGAACTTCAGAAGCTGTAGATGTGAAATTAATAGACGAGTAATATCAAAAAAAATATTTCCAAAACATAAAATATTTGTTAAATTATAAATATTTTATTTTACAAAAACGAGTAAAAGCTAAATAGGTTTAAAAGGAATTTTTTGTTCCGTAATACGGAATATTTCTCTCACGAACTTCATTGCTTAAAATACCAGGAACACTGGATCCAGTTATAGAACTAATATTTCCAAAAGAATCAGTGGTTGGCGGTTTTTTAAAACTGACGTCAATGAGAGAAGCACCTCTCATAAGTTCGTCTTTTAATTCATTCAATAAAGGAAACTCTTTTTTATTAAAAGTATTTGTCACGACATCAGGTTTTGACTCAGACTTGGACTTGGTTTCAGATTCAGAATTGGGAACAGGCGCTCCTTGCGCATTAACCCCCCACATTTTTTGCCAGACAGAAGAAACTTCTGCACCATTTCCAGTATTCAACGAAAACTTGCAGGAATAATCGGCTGGATAATTCAACGCACCACACGGATTGCAGTCAGACCCCAAAAATTTAAATCCGTTTACAACCTTTGGCAAATCAGAGTTGCTTACAGGAGTAACCTTTGAGTTCATATTTCCGTAGATTCCGTTGTATCCAGTGTATTCAATTTTTTGCATAGAAAGTTTTCCAGTAGCCGAATCTTTTCCACAGCGAACCAAATTATTAATATTATCAGGCATATCTTCAGTGTGCCCAATGACGGCACCATTGATTAAAAATGTTCCTTCTTTGGAGTTCCAAGAGAGAAGCTCAAGAATTGCCGCCTGATTATAAACAGTTTGAGCATTCTCTAAAGAGGCGCCTGGTTCAGTGTTAATAATATTATTTTCCTGAATGGCTTGTTTATACATTTCTTGCACAGATGAAGACCAAGGCCATTTACCGTTTTTCAATAATGCTTGAACTTCACCAACGTTGGCTTGTTTTTGAATAATATCCAAATCAAAACGCAAATTAGGGTTATGAATCTTTTGAAATTTGACAAAGTCGGCAATAATATTTTGCGGCCAAATTGAAGTTTTTGGAACGGGATATCCTTCAGGGAATAAACCGCGAACACTACTCACTCCACTATTAGAACCAGAACCAGAACCAGAACCACTCTTGGAACAGTTAGAACCTGCGGTGTCCACTGAAGCAGTTAATCCATCAGGACAACATCCATATCTAGAAGTAAAACAAGCCGCCTCGGGCTCTTTAGTTGTAGGACAATTAGAACCGGCTGAGTCAGTCTTAGAAGTGTCTCCATCAGAACAACAACCAAACTCCGAAGAAAAACAAGCGGTAGATGAAATTGCTGGATTAGGAAACGTCACGGGAGAACCACAAGAACTGCATTCTGAAGGATAAACGCAATTAATAGTAGAACCATCCGGATTAAATTGATAATTGTTGGGATCAGTAGAGCATTCCCAAGGGCATGACAAGGTCGTTTTGTCGTCACTCACAACGCAATTTCCACTGGGTTCAGTTGGTGCCGCGCATCCAGGTTTGCACATTGATTCAAGTCCCTCTACTTCAACGCAGCTAATTTGAAACGCTTGATAAACAATAACAGCAACTGCAGCAACTCCGACTCCCCATTTAACATCCATAATGCTTATCATAATAACAATAAATGCAACAATTAAGTTTCCTAAAAAACTTTTAAAAAGAAATTTGAAATAGCTCGGCTTAACATATACAAGGATGGCTAATAAAATGAGAACTAAAATAACACCAGTCATTGAGCCTCCCGCAATTTTTGGAATATAATTTGGTATATTATAATTGTTCATTACTAATTATAATATATAAAAATATATAAAATATAACAATAAGCTCTTTATTACTACCGACCGGTAGAACCAAACCCACCGGCGCCTCTGTCAGTCTCAACACCCAACTCAGACTCAGACTCAACAATCATTACATAAATAGGAACCATTGACGGCGCAACAATTTGCAACAACTTGTCATGCTTACTAACAATACAATGATTATCACAACCTAACAAACAATCAAACTTCCCAATCAAATCGCCACGATAACCGCTATCAATGATCCCAATACTATTTGCCAAACGCAACGGAGTTCCAGATAAACTAGAACGAGGGCACATTTGAAACCCAGTATTAAAAACCTTGCCATTTTCGCATACCATTTGAGCTGATGTTCTGACTAAAAAATTAATTTTAGTAACAGCAGCACCCGTGCATTGAGTATCAAATGGTGTAAACAAATCAAACCCAGCATCAGGGAAACCATTGTTATTCATCTTTTCATTGTGCGCAACAGCGGCATTATAATACATACTAGTAAGAATATTATCATCGCTATTTACAAACAACTTGAGAATCATAATTCGGTCACAATTATGAAATACAGAATTGTTGTTATTAACAAGATTATTCAACATGATGTTATTATTATTAAAACTCGCCATTATAAAGAACAATACAACAAAGTTTTTAAACGTTTTCTATATTTAATTTTTATTTACTAATTACTATTAAATGAAACCAAGTCAATAAAAATATTCAATATGTCCAGATAGTAGTCCAAAGAGGCGGTAATAAAGTCTCCATAATATTCACGCTGTAATATATTGTTGGTATCGTAAACTACGTAAAGAGAGAAAAGAATTAGTCCAGCAACAGATAACCCTTTTACAAAAATAGAAGACTTTCCAGAAAACATTACAACAAGTTGAACAATGATTAAAAGTAAGAGAGCATAGAATAAGAACGCTGCAAATTGAAAACCAAGATTAATTCCAAACATGATTAACATTGCACCAAATAAAAACATGACTCCAAAGATGCTTATGGTTCCAAGAATTGCCATTTGAATTAACTTTGGATCAACCGTCTTTTTCATAAAAGAAAGCATTACACCTGAGCACGCCGAAAATGCTGAAAATAAAATAAATTTTAACCAAGCCGGCATCGGAACAAGAGCCAATACAACAAGGATTAGAATCTCTACTATAAAAAGCCCCCAAATTATTCCAGTATTCTTGTCGTCCCCTTTATAATTCATCATGATGTAATATGTAATGCCTAATTGAGTTATTAAATTAGCAAATACAGCTAATAAAAATTCCTTTTTCTCATTTAATAATTTTAAAAAAGAACTAGAACTATCTCCACCTTTTAAACTTTTTTTTTTGCCACCAGTCATATGAAGGTTAAAATGATGAAACCCGGAATGTCTACCAGAACCACCGCCATTTCGCCCTCCTCTAAAAAACCTTTCATATAACGCAGAATTTACCATATGATATATAATATTATATGATAAAAATAATATTTTGTTGTGCGCTTAATTAATTTGCTATAGTTGTTGTATTTTTGTCAGACCAATACCACGCAGGAGGCGTGTCATAATACACATTGGAAATAGCAGGTGGTTCATAGTAAATTCCCTTGGTCTTATTACTGCCGTTGTTAGCGGCAAAAGGGAATGGTTTCAAACGGCCAACAGGGTTAGCGCATTGTCTTTGAACTTGTAATGTGTATTGGCTAGATGTTTGTGGCTGATACAAAGTCTTGGTGTAACCTGCGCCGGCCGTGATTTGACCAAAACTCTTGCGTCTGGCAGTTGTTACAATCTGCGAATTAGTGACAGCGTTGAAACCAAGAGGAACACCACAAATACGATGACCAAGATAAACTTGGGGTTTATTAATGTCATTCACGCAAATATTTGCTGCGGCCTTGGTTTGAATGTACAACCATTGACTGCCATTGTCTGACATATTATCATTGGCGCCTTGAGGTTGAACCCAGTAATTAGGGTATTGACCACTATGAATCCATCTGTATTTCTTCTCCAACATCCCCTTTGTAGAGAGAACCGATGGTTTTATATATTCAAATTGGCTACCTTGAGTTTCACCTCTTACGATGGGTGAGTTCATAACTGGTTGAGGACTAGCATACGTGCCGCAGCAACCACCACTTCCTTTGGGAAATTGGCCGTAAAAGGGAGTTCCTTGCTTGGAGAATGCACTACTTTTTCCGATATAGCCAACGTTTCTGGTTCCACCGTTGATAGAAAATCCAACAGCTCCGGGCGCGGTAAGTGAAAACTCGCTGGTTTTGCCAAAAGGTCCTTGCGACAACCAGATTCCTCCGGGTGTTTTACCAGATCTTTTAGAACCATAATTAATAACCCCTTTCTTTTTGAATGCTTGAATTGACATATATATCATATTTGGAGATAAAAAAACAAATCAAATAATCAAAGCGCTTCTTCTCTCACAATCCGAATCAATCAATTTCAAAATCAGCCAATATAACTTTGTTTGTGATATTGGTTTTAATAATACAGAACCAGAAGAATTTTCAACGCTTCCAAGTTTTTTCCCAAACAAGCAATAAATTGCCAAAGCACCTAAACTATAATAAAAACATTTGTGAGAGACTTTTTCTGGAATGGATTGAAGTTTCAAAATTTCTGGTGAATAAAAACCATGTTCAGCTGTGCGATTAAAAGGTGAAAAAAACATTAATTGTCCATTGCGACATTCTTTAACAACACGCGGGTTAGTGCATATAAAAAAAGATTTATCAATTACAACAATGTCGTTCAAGTCAATGCAATAAAATCCGTATCCATATTTACCAAGAAACACGTTTTGTTTGTATAAATCGCAAATTATTTTAATAGCCATATAGTAGTCAACGAGTCCCTTTTTGCAATAATATGACAATGGTTTTACCGATGTGGAAAAAAAATGAATAGCTATCGGGTCCTTATTTGCTGAAACAATATATGAACCAGGCAACCGCTCATTTAAAACATTAAATATAGAGTAAAAGAGTTGTTCGTTTCCATTTACATCAGTAAGTAAAATTTGATATGTATTTTCGGATATTTTTTTCATTATTATGTTTTAAAAATAAAAAAACGTCGTTTATTAAACGTGATGAAAAAAGCGTGGTTATAACCACACATTTTTCTCTTTTTTTTTATTTTTTCTTTTTCTCTCTTGCTACTTACCTTTTACCTGGTAGATTTTTTCTCAGACCTCGCCAGGCTCCTGCTCCTTGAGCTGCGGCTTCTTGATTACCGCCCGCCTCTTGGGCTTGGGCATCTCGGTAACTTTTCCGTAGTCAACCTTGGTCCAAGCACCGCTGTTGTCCTCGGACGAAGCGTGAGTTTCAGAAGGAGGAGCTTCAGAAGGAGGAGGATCCCTGGGAGACTGAGGCGTGAATTCTTGAGTCGCGCCATCTTTTGGGTGGTGGTTCTTGTGTCTACCGCCGGTGTGAGGTCTGCGGCGCTGCGACGAAGACTTGGCGGTGCGCAGTCCCTCGTCATTGTCATCCACAATGCGAGGAAGAGAAGCCTTTGGGCGAGAATCATTGGGGCGAGAATCATTTGGGCGAGAAGAATCTTGAACGCGAACCGTGGAGCGATTGGCGCTAATCTTCCAGAACCAAGGGTCGTCGTAGATCACTTTGATTTCCTTGCCGCCAAGGACGCGCTCCCTAGCGCGCACCGCCTCGTCGGAAGAAGCCCAGCGTTTGAAGTGGATGAAGACACGCTGGAACTTGTCGCCATTTTCGCTGGTCCTGGGAACCATGTCAATGTGGTCAATCTCGCCCAAGTCAAGGGACTTGAAGACGAAAGCAACACGTTCCTTGGTAATATTCTGAAAGACTCGCGGAATGCACAGGCTGGGTACGCTGGCGGGAAGAAGAGTCATGTCAATTGAAGAAGCCATTTTGTTGTGAGTTTAATCTCTGAACTGATCAGTTTTTACAGTAAGCTGACCACCCCAAAAGTATTTCAATTTTTTTTGACGCCACCCAAAATCTAGGTCATCCCAAAAAATTTTCACACTAAAAAAAAATATAAAAAAAATAAAAAATTGAATCATAAAAAAGAATTACTTATTTTAACAATGTACTATAAGAATGAATACAATTTCAAAAACAAGGTCGGGAAAATCGTATGGCTTTCAACTTCAACATAAAAAAATAAATTCAAAAAGATGCTGTTCTTATTGTGAGAAACCAGGCCACAATATATCCAAATGCAAAGATCCTGTGTTAGATGAATTAGAAAAAAAAGCCAGAGACGCGTCAATTTTTGGAGACTGTATAGTGGATGGGACAAGAAAATTTTTGAAACTCTGGTTGAATACATTAACAAACATAGAACTTAGGGCTCTTGGCTATAGATTCTATTCAATGGAAAACTTCAAGTTGAAATATAACAGTGATAGAGAAACATATATTTATAATTTAGCCTCAGAATTTAGTTGGGACGAATCGCCGTGGCCATTGCCCGAAAGATTGCACGCTATCTTAGAAGAAACATTCTGTGAATTTAATGAACTCTTACTAGCAAACACGCATGAAATTTGGCATGATTATTTTAAAGAAGTCATAGTAAAATGTAGACCCAGTGCCAGACGGTTTGACATAGAAGCAAACTTCAACCGCGCAAAAAAATCCAAGGGGACAAGCTGTCCGATTTGTCTAAGTGATAAAATAAAAAGAAAGAACATAGTAACAACAAATTGCAGTCACGAATATTGTGGAGATTGTTTTGCAGAGTATTTACAATCGGTAAAAGCGGATGCAACTAAAACTCCAACGTGCGCTTGTTGTAGAGAGAAAATCACAACAATAGATGTAAAAGACAGAGCACGACGCGCAAATTATAAAAAAGAGTTCTGCAGAGCGTCATTAGAACGCGCGGAAGAGCCAATTTTGACTCCTAGTGTAACTTATATGAATCCTTCTCAACTTCCAAACGCATTTTCAAATCAAAATCAAAATCAAAATCAAAATCAAAATTCAAATTTAAATCTAATTGCAACAGCAGTGTACTATTTTATTTCAGTTATTCCAGCATAAAGTGGGAAACAAATATAAAGAATCTAGTTAATTCTACAAAATACAATTTTTTTATACAATTATAATATATATGCCCAGTAAAACAAAAAAACAAGTAGTTTCGCTATTTGGTATAAACGATTGTCACAAACCAAGAAAGAACACAAAAAAAAATTACGCATACAGAATTCGTAAAATTTATAACAGACCAAAAACGCTAAAAAATTATTCACGAAAAGCATTTAAATCAATTATTTTATTTCCACACTATTTAGGGCAAACAAAACACGGCGTTGAAAAGGCGCCAAAATCTTTAAAAAAATATATTAATAAAAATAAACATCGCATGTATGATGTTCCAAACACTGGAGACTTTTTTCAAAACATAAAAAATTTGTATAAAATGAATGAAAAGGTTAATGGAGATAAAATAAATATAGGCGGAGATCATTCAATGTCAATTGCCACAATAGCAGACACATTAAATAGACACCACAACGCAAAAGTCATATATTTTGATGCACATGCTGATATAAATACATATAAACAATCAAAATCTAAGCATTATCATGGAATGCCATTAAGTTTTGTAACAGGGCTAGACCATAATAAAAATTTTGATTTTATTAAACACAATCTAAAGTTTGAAAATTTACTATATGTTGGAGGAAGATGTTGGGATATATTTGAAAGAAATGAGGTATATAAACACAATATAAAACACATTGACCCCGATGAATTAAATAATGATTTTGAGAATGCAATGAATAAAATATTAGACTTTGCTGGGAACCAACCGATCCATTTATCATTTGATGTTGATTCTATGGATAAAAGTCTTGTGCCATCAACAGGAACCTCTGTTAAAAATGGAATTAAAATGATAACAGGAAAAAATGTTTTAGAACAGCTAAAAAAACATACAAATATTGTTAACGTTGATATAACCGAATTAAATATTGATTTGGGAACTCACAAACAAGTTAAAAAATCTATAAAAAACACGGCTGAATTATTCAAACCATTTTTAAATTAAATAATCAGCAAAAACAATATAAAGAAACCCCATCAAATACTTATTGTGGGCACCCATCCGGCTTTAGCTCAGTTGGTAGAGCAGTTGACTGTAGTGGTTTAAGTGAATAAATTTATTCACGAAAAAAGATATCAGCTTGTCGCTGGTTCGATTCCGGCAAGCCGGAACCTAAAGAACCCACCTGAAAATATTATTTGATAAATTCTCTATCAAATAATAAAATCATAGTTTACATTTTTACTCAACAACGTCACCCCTTTTGCCACAACAGCCAAATGAGGCAGAATTTGCGATGCGATTCATAACAGTCGGTTTAGCTGCGCGTTTATCAAATTCTTTAAATGGGTCCATTAATTCTTCTATAAAAGCATTTAAAGCGTCGGGCTTCCTCAAATTAATATTATAACCAAATGCATTAAAAAATATATACCAACACCACTTACTTTTCATTATTTGCGCATTCTCAATTTCTTGGTGAAACATCTGGTCAATTACTGAAAATGCCGATTTTAATAACAATACATCTCTAGTAACATCTTTTTTATCATCAAAAAGTTCAATCAAATCCCCTCTACGTTTTTCTACATCAGATGTATTTTTAGTATTTGATTCTTCTGTTAAAGCCGATAACATGGCTCTATTATATCTTATTTCATTCTTTATATTTTTCAAGAGTGTAATCTTCTTTCTTTTATAATCATATATCCTTTTAATAATAGAAAACACATTCGTATTATAGATTATTGGAAACCATAAACGAATAATATTTGGTATCAAAAATTGATTCGTCTCTTTTATCTCCGCAATTTTCTTTTCAACGTCCTCTAACTTTTTCATCAACTCAACCTCCATATTTATTTTTGATTTGTTTGTAAGTTGTTTTTTTCTCTCTTCTATGCCTTTCATCTTTTGCAACTGTAATTGTTTTACTTTATTATAATAAATCGGCATAAGTCGCTTGTTATGCTCTATAGCGTGTTTAATATTATCGGCAGTGTTAGCAGAGTCAATAAAAATCACAGCTTCATGTTCAGCATTATCTTTAATTATTTCTTCTATGTCTTTTTTTGCTGCATCAATCTGCTTATCTAATTCTATATCAGCCTCTGTTTTTTGAACTTCCATGTCTGTATTATTAAAATCTCTGAATAACAAAACTGAACCAGAAGTAAACTCCACCGACGATTGCAACTTGTCATATTGATGCGCCGATATTTTATGCGCTTCTGACGCCGCGTCTAGTTTAAAATAATTCACAAGTGCTAACAAAAATGCAATAAATGCATTAATTCCGGATAATAAAAAGGACCCCCAGCTCATGTTTTGAACAACTGCTGCAACAACAGTCGCCGCGGTTGATAGTAAAATTGCAGGCATCATTAATAAATTCAATTTGCTCTCACAAAAATTTTTAGATTCCATGTAAATAATTTTATGCCCTTTCAAATAGCACGCCAAAATGTCAAATGCAGAGGAATATTTTTCATTCATATTTGTGTAGTATTTATCAATGCTTTTTTCAACTTCTAGATATTTTAGCTTTTTATAATACACTACTTTGTTCCCAACCTTGACAAAATGAAGACCCTTCTTTTTATTTGACCGCCTTCCGCCATCTGATTCATATCCACTAATATTATCACCATCTTCAATGTCTGCAACTTCCTCAAAACTTTCAGTATCGCTTAAATCGCTATTGCTATCGCCATAATTATTTTCATCGTCGCTTCCGTCTTTTTTATTTCTTTCATTTTCGTTGTGTTTTTCCTTTTTATTTTTTCTATTAAATGTTTCATTACGTCTTAAAAACCCTCTATTTAATGTTATTGGTTTTACCACAACACCAGTTTCAATGTCGTCTCCAATAATTTCATTAACATCCGTGATATCTAAGTCTATTTCCAAATTGGAAAGTTCATTCATGATATTATATTATATTATTCTTATTATTTATTTTATATTTTAATATCGCATTAATTTATAATGTCAAAAACTAGAAAAAATGTTCCATGGAAGGGTTGGAAGTCAGAAAAGCCTAGCACCCACCAAAGAACTGTCATGTTGCAAAAATGCGGTAAAAAATGTTTTTTGGGAACTAAAAAATCATTTCCCATATGCAAAAAGAACACCTGCAAAGTTAGCAAAAAAGGTGTTTACGCGGCTTATGTTAGAGCGCGCCAATACCACAAGAGAAAGATTTCTCAAAAAGCCAAAAATCTTTTGAATAAAATGTAATACAATAATGCTATCAATCCAAAAAAATTGATTTAGATTATAATATAAAAAATATATTATAAACGTATAGTAACTGACATTCAAATGAGATGCTTTAACAAGGACGAAGAATGGGGTTTTTTTGTGGATTTGGAAATAGACTATGAAAATATAACAAAAAAAATAATACAACCAATAAAAACAACAAAATCAAATTCACGAAAAACCATCAACTATATGAGCGCAATTTACGAAGAGGAATATTGGCATGAAAAAGAAGAGTTTCATAACAACGAATATTACGGCGAATACGAAACCAATAAAGAAACCAATAAAGAAACCAATAAAGAAACCAATAAAGATGAAAAATATGATAAGCAAGCAACAACAATTATTATTTATTGCATCTTCTGTGCGTCTGTTATTTCATTGTCATTAATATTTATTTGAATTTAAAATACTAGTTAAGTTGAAAACCAAACAATAACAACACCTGGTGCACCATTACCTCCGGTGTAAGGTCCCCCTGCCCCCCCTCTTCCATCGCCTGAACTTGCTCCACCACCGCAGCCGTAATAAGTAGCACTTATACCAGGCTCACCTCCACCACCAGCAGGAACACCAGCTGCTCCTCCTCCAGATGAAGTACCAGGTTGTCCAGCCCGGTTTGAATCACCTCCCCCACCACCGCTAGAAAGAAGATAGTTAATCCCATAATTTGTTGTAACGGTGCTTCCATTTGAACCAGTTGTGGCTTGACTTAACGGCGTATCATTATATCCATTTCCACCAGTACCACCACCGGAACTAGCAACTCCACCCAATCCCTTTGTTCCACCAACACCAACAATACCGCCATTACCACCAGATGCAGAACTTATACCAGAAATTGAACTACTGCTTCCAGCCCCACCAGTTGCATTACTTGCACCCAATCCACCAGTCCCAATAGTTATGGTATAAGTAACATTTAATGAAACAACTTGACTATTTGTTGTAGTGTATGCAACTGCGGATCCTCCACCACCTCCACCGCCACCGTTTCCAGTGTTATTTCCACCGGAACCAGCACCACCGCCTCCAACTACAATATAACCAATATTTTTATTTACATTTTGAAACTGAAAGCTCCCAGAAGTTGTAAAGGTCAAAACAGTAAACCCATTAATTATAGTTATAGTAGGACTTCCTGTAACAGTATATGAAAAACGAGGAGCATTATTATAAGCGCAAACTTCGTTACACAATCCTTCTTGTAAAATATTCTTGGTAAAACAAGTGGCGACACAACAATCCTTCAAAGAAGACGCCGTTGTTACAACCGGCTTTGAAATAACACGATAATCTTCGTAGTTATCATAACCACACGGCGCGTTACCAAATAATGAACCACAAGGATCAATTTTATAACTCCAATAAAATGGCGTTTTACTTCCATTGGGATAAATATTAGCTCCTTGAATATTTGTTGATACTAGAACGCATGGTGGACCCTCATTAAAAGCTGCATCGGTGACAACATTCACACCCCACTTTGCACCATCAATCGTTCCACCTAATTTTTCATTTGTATATAATCCAGCCACCAAATCAGACGGATTAAATGAAGTCAAACTTGGACACGACTCGCACGTTTCATTGCGAATCACTTTTGCGCGCTGAAACAACAAGTAGTTATTTTGACTACCTAACACACCTCCAAAATTGAATCCATTAAAATTATGTCTGTATAACAATTTGGCTTTTTTATTTCTAGTATAATCTCCAGAGTCATCCGTATTAAATGCATTTCCAAAAGCAGGTTTTCCGGAATTATAGAATGTTGGATTTGAAAAAGATTTTGCCATCTGTATATAATTAAACAAGTTAAAAAAA